TATTTAAATTATATATATATTATATAAGGGGATTTTATACAAAAATGTATACATAATGTTTACAAATATCTAAAATGTATTAAAATTCAATGGCTGGGGCTGATCGTTTTTGCATGATCCAAAAAAATCAAAGCATTGTATAACTATTGTAATATTATATCTATATAGAGTTGTTATTGTTCGAATGTTGACCATTCGAAAACAGTATAACTATTGTAATTATAAATTACTATCAAACATTCATAATTACATCTATACAAGCATTATCTGACGAACGATTATACATTTATGAATATTTTATATATACATATGCAACCATAAGTACTGCAGACGTTAAACTCATCAGAAAACAGGCATTTTTATTTTTATTTTATATTTTGTTTATAAAAATTTTATAATCTAAAAACCCCCAGCCATTCATTGGCCGGGGGTGTGAAAATTTTTTTAATGAATCAAATGATAATAGATTCATTAAATTCATCATATTTTGAGTCAATTTCTTCAATTAACTCATCATAATATTTTCTTGATTCTGCGCAGCGCAGATCATAATTTCCGCCAAACGAAGGGTATCCTTCAGCTTCGCATTGTTCCGCGATGTCATCGCATTCTTTGAGATACCAGGATTCCAGCTTGCAGATCTTTTCTATGTCTTCCTTGCTATAAGCTCCAGCCTCTGTCATGTTGCGGCGCATTTCTTCAATTTTATTCATCGGCTCCTACCTCCTTTGCCATTTCCTCAATATAATCAATCACATCAAGCAGAGATCCGATCTCTATCGGATCTGCTGCTTCGTTGTCAGAAACGTAGAACGTGCCGCGCAGATCTCGCCAAACGCAGAAGTCGCTGTTTGAGTAAACGTTAAATGCCTTTTCTGACATCTCCGATCCGTCAAATTCTACTTTTCTAAATGTTTTTCCTAATTTTTTCACGATGTCCTCTCTTTCTGCCGGGGATCCGCCCCGGCCCGGTTTTTTTTACATATCCAAAATATTAAATTCTTGGCGCAGCAGATCCTCAAAATCAGGATCTCTATTGACGTATTCCGTCAACCATTCTCCGTCAGTATTATAATCTTCAAAATTCGTGTGCATATCTTCGCGAATTTCATCGTCCATATATTCGGCAAGATCGCATAATTTGATGGAAGAAAAAATATATTCAGATCCGATAGAGATAATATCGTATTGCTGCCATTTTGATACATCAATAACATCCACTGTATCCTTATTTTCTTTTGCAATATAATATTGTTCAATTTTGTAACCATGTACCGGCCCGGATATTTTAGAAACATACGTTTCTAAATAGCTTAATTCTTTTCTGGCATCTTCGAGGCTTTCGCACTCTCTCCACATTTCCGGCTCTTCGTCTAGATCGACAATTTTTTTTTCGATTAAGGAAGAAACGATTTCTTCCTTTTTTGGGAATGATGGGTTTAATGTTTCAACGCCATTTCTGTAAATCTTATACATGATCTTTCACCATACGTCCTTTGGACGCCCTTTCTTTTAATCTATAAATATAATAGCATGATTTCCCCTTTTTGTCAATACTTTTTTTATTTTTGTCGCGTATTCCTTTATTATTGTAAAATAAATGTTGACAAAACGCATATAATATGATATTATAATTACAGAAACAAAGAAAAGCGGCAGCCGCTCACCGACCAAAGCTAACGACTGCCGCACCTCACTAGAAGAAAGGTAGGATCATTATAGCATGATCCAAAGGTATTGTAAAATGAAAATGTGTAAATTATATGTAGACGGAATGTTGATTGGATGCGAAGAGTTCGCACCAGAAGAGATTGCAGAACTAAATAAGGACGCAGGGATCGTTGTAGTTCCTGTAGAAATGTAGGGGGTGATCTCATGAGAGTATTAGGAAGAAAGACGGATCTATATTAATGGCAACAGATCAAGAGATCATACAAAATGCATTGGACCAAGAAAAGAGCGGCATTGATCCGCATTATGCGTTTATTGATTATAAGAGCAAAGAACCAGTTGCCCCGCTCGGGTGGATTGTATGGTCACTTTGGGACGGTGGTTGTGGCGTTGTTTATCGCAGAAATGACGGAAAGATGATAATAACAACAGGCGTCCAGGGTGATTTCGGATATTTTAGCTAAATAAAAGCCCCAGTAAAATTTACTGGGGTATTTTTATGCACAAAAAAAGCCCCCAGCCGATCGGCTGGGGTTCTCTGCTATTCTCCGTCTCGTGGTCTTAACTCGATTATAAGATCACAATTCATTGCATCCGCGATCTTTCGCATGTCGTTTTCTCTCAAATTATCATTTTTGAGAGAAATGCATAACGCTTGACGTGATCGCCCGATCATTTCGGCAAGTTTCGCTTGGTTGATCTCCAGGTCAACCATTCTTTTTTTTACTAGTTTTCGGAACATTTTAACTGCCTCCTTTCCACTATCCATATAATAGCATATGTCCGTCAATTTGTCAAGTGTTTTTTTATTTTGTTTGTTTTTTTGTTTATTTTTGTAAAATATATATTGACTCTTTATAGTTTTTATGCTATAATTTACTTGTAAATAAGAAAAGGCGATCGTTACAGCCTGACAAACTAACACGATCGCCACCAATCAATAAGAAAGGTAGGGTCATTATATCATGATCTAAAGGTAAAAAGCAATGAAAAAATTTGAAATCTCTTTAACTGATGAACAAATAGCCAGAAGCAAGGCAAGGCAAAAGGCAATTGATGAATTAGAATATAATCCGATGTGCTACGATTGTAAAAAATTCAAAAATTCATGTAAAGGATCAAAAAATAAGGTATATAGCGGATGTATTTACAAAGAAGCCGATCATAACAAGCCGTCTATATATGCACAAATTTTTAGCCAAATACAGTAGTTTTTAAATAATAAGCAAGGAGGATATATATTATGATAGAAAAAATATTTGAAGAGTTGCAGCATCTTGCAATATTAGAAGAAATCGCCAACCATGCAGAAGCAGACTATGACAGAGAGCCAGAAAATGAAGATTATGAAAGTACTTTTGACCGTGCATATGAAAATGAATATAAATCATTTATGAAAGCGTCAAAAATGCTTTCACAATATATAGGCGTTGACATCGCCACGGCTAGAGCGATGATAAACGGTAAAAGATCAGAAGTAATAGATATTTTGAAAAGGGGGCGTAAAAAATGAAAATAGGCGATAAAATAATTTACGGAAATGAGATAGAATGTATTTTGGAAGCGTACGAAATAGAAAAAAACGGCAATATTATAATATCCGCCGCCTGTGATGGTGGCACAATAATAGCACCGTTGGAAATGTTCAAAGAAATTTGAACAAAATAATTAAATCAACAAAGCCCCCATTTCTGGGGGCTTATTTTTTTCTATTTATATTTTTCTTCTTGTATTTTTCAAATTTGAAACTTGATCTAATAACAGTAACGCCGTTTATATCGTCTTTTTTCGTCTGGCGCACAGCTCTAACGCCGTATATATCCGCTGTTCTTTTCTTTCTCCCCGATCTGCTGCCCATTCTATCGCCCCCTTTTTATTCTTTTTTGGATCTCATTTGAAAAAGCCGGGAACTGATCCACGTTCCCGGATACTATTTTTTCACCAAACAAGACAACCCTTGCACCGTTCACGCGTTCGATCAGTTCCCTATATCCGGCAGAAAAGCATCTTTTAGACAGATCATCACGAACGCACCCAACGGAAGAGATGGCTATAGATGATTGCTTTGGCAATCCATCAAAACACCACTCAAAGGACCCCGCATCACTCCAGCCAGCAACAGGAACGATATTTACGCCATTGATCAGCAAATACCAAGAAAGCGCACGTGATCTATACACCTGCCATATTTGCATTGCAAGCGGCATATCTTCGTAAAAAGAAAAGTCTGGAGCGCAGACATATTTGAAATTTTGCAACGCAGGAATGTATTTGTCCGGGTTGTTCCACACTCTCTCAAATTGCATATCGTCAATAAAGAAATGACAAATACACTCTTTCGGATTTCGTTCTTTTAATGCTAGATTAAATGGCGCGGATCTCAAGCCGTCTGCATGAACAATCACCGCGGGAAGTTGTGGAAAGCCGTATTTGCCTGTAAGTTTCGCACCGAGAAGAAAACGCTCTCTCATAACATCGTTTTTTGTGTTTACAGATATTTCCATATCCATCGGCGGCACACCTCACTTTCGTCAAAACGCACATGTGCGTGCGTATGCTACAATACATATATTGTGAAAAATAAACAATGATACATTATAATTTGTATCATTAAATATATAATAACATATCATAAAATAAATTTCAACATAATTTTAATTTGTGTATTGACACATAAAATAAAACATGATAATATAATTATGCACAAAACAGATAAGCAGAAAAGAGCCAACGGATTTTAGACCTTTCCATTGGCTCTTTTTTCGTTAAAATATACTATTCTGTTGTTCACATAATTCTAACAATTTTCCTATTGTCATCTTCTCGATAAATTCATCATCGTGTAAAGGTTCAAACACTGTATCCACAAAATCATACTCTTTATAAATCTTGCAACCATGAAAATCCTTTACCAAAACGCACACTTCCAGTTCTTCGCCAAATTCGCTTATGTCTCCCTTGATTTCTTCGATCAAATCACTGCACTCATAAGATAATTTGATAAAACCCATGTCAATCTTTCCCATTAGAACAAATCCTCCTGCCTTTTTCTTTAGATTCTAACATATACGGTTTGCTCATACAAGAAATATATAATGCTCTTGCCGAATATTTGGTTATGCCCATTTGATACAGAAGATCAGCTTTTGTCATATTTGGGTTTGTTCTCTGCACAAATCTTAAAATCTCATCTATCATACTCATGATACCATCCTAACCGCACCAAACATCATCTCTACAATGTCCAGCACTTCTTTTCCATATGTTGCCACAAAATCGCATAATAACTCTTCCTGCTCGATCGGCAAATAAATTTCATAAGATATACATATCGCATGGCATACTTCATGAATAAACACTTTTTTCAAAAAATCACCATGCAGATTTTCATTTAGATATATCTCATGTGTATTTGCATCTGTTGTGCCAACACTATAACTGCCGTCAGTGCGTCTAATTGCTTCGCTATTGGGTTTTACAAACACAACACGCCAATTTGTACCGTTAATATAAAAAGTCATGATATCACCCCTTGTACGCAATCAGCCGGGGAAATAATCCCCAGCCGCTTAATTCAAAGAAAACAAATTACATTGCGTTCATCAATCCTGTCATATTGTTCTTAAAGAGTGCTTTTTCTTCGTTCGTAGCATCTTTAATTAAGTCTTTTACATCATTTGAAAATACTTTCAAATAATCATCAAGACTTTTCATCTTTGCTTCTTTGTCGTGCATAGTATTGTCTTTATGCATTTCTTTGCTTTCTGTATAGTTTCTTTTTGCACGATCATAATGGCTTTCGCTCATAGAGTCCATACCATGAGATACCGGTTCGGCAAAGTGCATTCTTCCGCTTGCACGATCAAGGTCACGCATCCGCTCTGATCTAGGCATATCTGACCATCTGTCATAATCATCTTTAGTCATATGCCAATAAGGCGGCTCTTCATAACCTCTTCTGCCAACGTAAGTGCCTTTGCCCTTTGGAGCATACTCACCTGTGGTTTTGTATCTGTAGTTGTCATAATGTCTGCGACCGTCTCCGTATCTTTCAAACATTTCCATTGTTTCATACGAATCGAAGTCATTCATTGCATTTGTCAAAGTTCTGTAATACATAGCTTCTGACAAATCTTTCATCATATCGACAACTTCCCCCATCTCTTGGGTATCAATGCACTCAATTCCTTTGTCAAATTCACATTTTGCACATTCTGAAATCTTTTCAATCATGTCATGCATTCTCTTAACATCCATAGCTATACACCTCCTACGCTTCTCTTGTGACAACGATGTTTGCATTTGCCACATCTATAGCAACGCCGCTTGTATTTTCTACAGCGATATTTATGCAACATCCTTTTGGAACATCCACATAAATTCCTGCGGATACGTTGTTAAACTGTTCGACTGCGGCAGGTGTGCTAATCATCTGCGAAGATAATACAGGCTCACCGCTAATTGCGATTGCTAAAGAAATCGCCCCAGCTGTTCCACCAGTAGGCACCGCAATGTTTGCTGAAAAATCAACAAAGAATCTTGCTCTACACTGATTTGTCAGCCCACGCAGGGTGATTATTCCGCTCCCCTCTCTGTGCTGGATACAGCCAGAGCCTTTAACTGCTGTGTTTGTAAATACAACATTTCCATTTGATGCAACTTCCTGTGTTGCAACTGATACATATTCTGCCATAATATATAACCTCTCCTTCCATCAAAAAAACCACCAACCAAATATTGGCTGATGGTTTTCAGATTCGAAACAATTATACTATGCACAATACCGCATTGCGTATTTCTTGACAATGTTTTCAAAAATTGCCTTTAGCTGTGGCTTTTCATATATAATTGCGATTTTGGTTGTCTCCTGTCTTATTGCAGTTTTTGTGTTTCCTGCCTTTTCCATGCGTTTCTTCTTGTTCTCCTGCAACCGCTTAAGACTACAATGTGCAGTTGTCTCTAGTTCCGCATAAAGGTGATTATACAAAGTTGCATATTCGATATTGCTCTTTAGTGATATTTCTCGCACCCTAGCATTGATTTCTGACTTCCAGTCACCTATAGGCTGCGTAAATATCTCTTTCATGTTGTCGACCGTCTGCTCCACTTTGGTTATCTGCTCTGCCTGTCGCTTCTGCTCTAGTTCCTGTCTTGCTTGCGTTTCAATCAATCCATACAGTGCTTGAAGTTGTGGCGATAACTGCGTTCTGTCTATTGATTTCTGCTTTACTCTCTCTTCAATAGTTGTGAAATACTCTCTTGCCTGTTCCGCTCTTTCACTATTCCCTTTCACAGATAACTTCTTGGCAAAGTGTGCAGTAAGTTTGTAGTCTGTTCTCTGAATTTTACCACCAGTAGGCGTCTCCGCATCAATGAAGAATCGCAAATAATCTTCATTTTCCGTGGCAAATTCATTTTCGGTTATATTTGTCTTACACCATCTCGAAAAATCTTCTTTTCTCAATTCCAAGAAAGCATATAGCTTTCTTGCTGTTGTCATTCCGTCACTGTCAATGTCAAGTGCAATCTCAATAGGTGTTCTTGTTTCAAGTTTAGATAATTCGCCCATTATTCTGCACCGTCCTTTCTATCTGCCAATACATTTGTATAAGCAAGTATGCACTTTAGAAAGTATTCATTTGTGTTTTTCAGATTGTCAATAATTTTGTTGATAATTTCATCTTTCATGGATTCTACCTCGCTTCCAAAATTTGCTTGAAATGAGATAACCCTTATGATAGAATATTTCATAGAGAGTTATCTCGCTCTTAGAGTAGTCAATTACCGCTAAGTAATGCTTGACTACTCTTTTTTGTCGTTATACTGAATATCAATCCCTTTTCTGATAATTTCAGCCTTAGTCAACTTTTCTTTCTTAGATAGATAATTAAGTTTTTTCTCTGTTTCATCATCATACCTAAAATTCAAAGTATGCTTTTTAGGATTTTCAGTCAACTTTGTTCCTTTGTGAATGCCCATTTTGTTCACCTCTTTTCTTTGTGGCACAATTAAAATATAATGTATACACAAAGAAAAGTCAAGCACTTTTTCGAATTATAATCATTTTTCTTGATTTTTCCGCAGGGATTTGATAAAATACACCTATCGATCCTTGTGGATTGATTGTTATCCGTACAGTTGCGCACTTTCTTTTGTGGGGCGCAACTGTTTTATTTTTTTCAAACCCAAAAATCATCAGCCAATATTTGATTGTCAATGTACGAAAAAAGCAAGGGGAAAACCTTAAAGCCTGCCCCTTGCCATAAATTGTAATACTGCATAAGCAGACATAATCGAGTTAAACCCAATTAAGATACTCAATTATTCATTTTTGCGTAGCTACTACTTTTAGCAGCAACACCCTGTGCTGCATCCACATCCGTATGCATATGCATTCGGATTAGGAACTACATAGGCCGGAACTGCCTGTGGGTTCACAGAATTGATAATCTGCTGTGTCTGTGCAGACATTGCCGTTGTAAGAAGTGCGGACTGGCGATCCTGCGAAGCCGCTCTGCGCAAGTCATTATTTTCTGCCTGCAAGGAAGAAATCTTTTCTTGGCAAAGGTAATCAAGGATAGCTCTAGTTCCTGCATTCTGACTGTCGATAATGTCTCTCGTGTTTGTATTCATGGTGTTCTGCAAAGCACAGGTGTTCTGTGCCATATTGTAGTTTACGCCCTGAATAGCTTCACGTGTTTCACAGCAGCAGTTAGCAAGCTGAGACTGCAAAGCATTTGTGTTCTGCATATTTGCGATTGTGTCCGCATTGATAGCCTGTTGAATGCCATAGCCTGTCTGCATTATATTGGTGTTAATTCCGTTGAATCCAGTAAGCATATTGTTGTTTGCTGCATAGAACCCATCACAGATTCCATTTGTGATTCCGTCAAGCTTTCCAACGATAGCCTGCGTGTCAAATCCTCTCTGTAAATCTGCCTGAGTTAATGCCCCGGCTGCAAAAGGTGTAGCACCACCGTTTCCGCCATTACCCCAGCCGTTGCCAAAACCGCCCCAGCCAAAGATCATAGCAAATACGATAATTGCCCAGATCCCATCACCACCGAGAAAACCATCATCACGATTGTTACCTGTCACTGCTGCAATATCAGCAAGACTTGGTGAATTTCCATTGAACATTTTGTTTACCTCCGTAAATTTTATTTACATCGGGTAGACTGTCTTTTATGTGCGCACGACCCAAAATGTATCAATTAAATAATTTCATAACTTCTTCTTTTGCCTGTTCTACTGTAATCCCGCGCTCTTTGCACATATTTTCTGCCATAGATTTTAAGCCCTGCGTATTTCCGCTCTGAATCATCTGCATAGCATTCTGTGCCATAGGATTATTTTTTATCTGTGGATCATTCATAATTTTGTTCTTGATAATATTCATAGGATTCATTATGACTCACCATCCTTTTTTACCGCTCTTGTTTTTGAAGCGGAATTTTTACCGATGCTTTTTTCAATCTGTTCTATTTTCTCGAATAATTCATCGAACTTCTGCATAAATACCTCTGTAACATCATCAGATAGCCCAAATTTCGCTTTTTGTTCATCTGCCGATAAATTGCTAGGGCTTTCAGATTGAACAGGCTTAAAAACGACCGTAGAGATTTTTCCGTCAGATGCCCATTGCTTTGCGTATATCTCCGATAAATCATTCTTCGGGAATATAGCAACAGATCCATCCATTGGTACATCATTTGCGGCAATTGCATTTATATCAGATACAATTTTTCCGTTGATTCCAGATTGAACAGGTTGTGAAATGCTTTGAAACTGTTCCTGTTGCGGCATTCTTTGCATATTTGCCCAAGGATTGTATGGATATGCGTTATAGCCGGGATTGTATTGAAAATTATTCTGCGGTTGTTGATATTGATTGTTCATCCACATCTGCCTCTCTTTCCTCATCCAAAACTTCCTGTATCGCATGAATCATTGCACACTGGAATACCAGTGGAACACGCAAAACCTCTTCTTTGTTTCTTATTTTTTCTAAAATTTCTTCTGAAAACATTTTATGCACCTCCTATGTTATGAATAAATTTTTACATAAAAAAAAGACAGGCAACTGTCACATTCCTGTCAAAAAACTATCACAAATCCTAGAACTTTTGCCGTTTTATATAACAAAACCTAGGTAAATTATTTTAAGGCAAAAAAATATCGAACATTCGTTCGATTTTTGATTACTTTTGAATACTTTTTTGATTACCTCTCTTGAAAACTCTAAAAGATGAAGCCGTGCAGTCTCTCCTTTCTTCCAGTGTTTTCAAGGGTTTCAAGGTTATCAAAGTATTTTTTTGTTAGTAGCGGAAAAGGGATTTGAACCCCGAATCGGGATTTCTTCTTCACTTTTCGGACTACAAAAAAAGCAAGCATTTACAACGGTTTTACCGCTTTTTAACTATTAAAACTGTACTTTTTGTTTTGATTACCTTGGTTACCTTTGGGGCAAATTGCCGCTTCTAACATAGATGATACGTCTTTCACGGCTCGATTATTGTAATAATAAAATTCTTTTGTTGTTGTTATGCTCGTATGTCCCATCTGTTGCATTATGATAGATTCAGGTATTCCTGCATCAAGTAAATTTGTAGCGTAGGTTTTCCTTGCCTTGTGCAACGACCTTGGCTCTATGTGAAGTGTTTTACACATACGATACAAACGCCTTGAAAAATGGTTTGCCTTAACTCTTTTCCCATCTTTCACAAAAACATATTTTGAAAATGGATTGAGACGTTTTAACCTCATGAGAGTTTTCCTTGCTTCGTCTGTGATTATAACATCTCGTTCCCCTGCTTCTGTTTTGGTGGAATCAACCACCTCATATACTTCTTTCCCATCGTCACCAAAGTATTTTATTTCCATTTTTCTGATCCGCAGATAATCAGCCGTTACACAATCCCATGATAGTGCTGCAAGTTCCCCGGCTCTAAGACCTGTCTTAAATGCAAGAACAACTCCAAGAGATATTACGTCATTTGCTTTATATGCTAAGTCTTGTATCATATATTCTTCCGCTTTAGTAAATACTGACTTTTTAGGATCTTTTACCCTGCGTCTGAATATATTTCTCGACAAGTCTAAATCGCCCATAAAGCGTGTAATGCTGATTTCTGTATATTTTCTTTTTGCCGCATACTTAAACACACCATTCAAAATCAACCTAACCTTTGCCCATCCTTTTGATGTGAGATTTTCGTTGTGTATAGTCGATTTGACAAAATCTTCCAATATATCATCATTGATAAATCTTATCTCCATATTTGAGATTCTTGAATTTGCAAAAAATCTCAAATAGTCACTCTTATACCTTTGCGCAGTCTGCAATTTCACTTCTCCGTATTTTAGCTTCTGCTCGACCCACGCATCAAAAACCTCATGAAATGTAGGCTGATTCTCGTGTTCTTTGTAATAATCAACTATTCCATCTTCCAGAGATTCAAGTGTACTCCTTTTCAGCAGTTTTCTACCGCTTTCTGATGTCTTGTCTGGAAGATATGTGTAATACTTGCCACCACTTCCTTTCCATTTTCTAAACTTGTGTCCGTCAAGATATTTTTTTCGCTCATTCATGTTGATCTGTTCCTGCACGGCTTTCATGTCGATAATACCATTTTCAACCGCAAATTTCAACAGATCAGAATCGCTCAATTGCATATCCCATCACCTACCCTTGCTATCTTACATTTTATATCACGTATTCTTCTGTCAATAGTAGAGTCGGATACCGAAATTTCCAACCCTACTTGACTTCTTGATTTCCCTTTGGAAAGCATCCTAAATATTTTTTCCTCTTCTTCGGTAAAATTGGCGTTTTCTAGAAAATAATCAAGTTCCGGCTTAGTCAGTTTTGAAAACCTCATAAGCACATCTCCTAATTCTTAAAAATCAATTTGTCGTATCCTCTCCAATATTTATTCTCACTGGCATTTTTTACGCCTATATCATGATGCTTTTGCCAACACGACTGACAAAGTTTACTATTTTCCCTGTCCACAGGCTTTTTGCAGTCTAGGCACAGATGCGCAGCAGTCATTCTTTTGATATAATGCTCTTTTGGCTTAATATCCATTTTCATGTGATTCTGTGCATCTTTCTTCAAGCAAAGAGCGCATTTTGTGCGACCATATGCCGCTTTTTTCTTTCCGCATCTTGTGCAAATTCCATTTTCTTTTCTGATTCTGTAAATCTTTCTCTTTTGTTCTCTTATTTTTTGCCTATCTTCTTCTTTTATGGTTGTTTTTCTTGTTTTGCGCTTCTTCTCTCTGCATTCAATGCAGGATTTCTCATCGCCAAACAGTTTATTCTTACAGCATATTGGACATATACCTATTTTTGAGTAAAACTCTCTAGATTCTTTTAGGTAACTGTTTCTTTTTTTCAAACATTTTGAACAATACCATCCGTCCCTGTCCTGCTTTTCTCCGCATTTAGGACACAAACCAAGTCTTATTCTTTTGTCTGTCATTTTCTTTTGTCTTGACACCGAAGATGTTGACTCTTCTTTATTCATTTGCAAAATTCCTCTCTGTATCTTTCTGGCATTGGAACACTATTTACTGCGTCCAAGTCAATTTCATTGATTGTGTTGTTTCTGACAGCTTGATAAGATTTCTCGTTTTCGCTGTCAATAAGCATTCTTTCTGACTTGGAATTTTTGATCTCAATAACGTTCCTAAATTCGTTGGTTGATTTTTCTGATTGTATTTCTTTCTCCAGTTCTTGGTTGTAAATCTTATAGAATGTGCTTCTTGTTACATTCTCGTTAAAATTTTCAGAAGTTGCCCAAGACCTAAGTTCTCCAGGAGATCCAACGGCATTTTGCACTGTTTTAGGCAATTTCTCAAATTCTTCCACAGAATGATATATACTATTCTTCATTGCTTTTGACACCAACGCCCACGCCTGCGCACAATTTAGCCGATCAGGGCGTTGAATACGATGTATGATGTCTACAATTTGACCGATTGATGGAGCAAATCCCTTATTTTCACTCATAATATAAGATTTTAATGCCATTTCAACGACATCATAATCATAGTCTTTCAGAAGTACGCCCCATGCGTTTACAGTATATCGTTTATTCGGATGATAGTTTGGATAAGCCGCTTCCATCATCATTACAATTTTTTCTGCATCATCTTTAGTCATTAGCTTTTACCTCGCTGTCATTTGTTTGTTTTAAGGGCAAGGATTTCTTCTCCATCAGTTCCCAGTCCCTTATAGCCTTTTTCCAGTCAATCATCTTTTTGTTCCCTATGAACCAATCTCTTGATTCATAGTATTTGTAAAACTTTTCTACATCCACATTATTTTTTCTGTGTTCGCAGTATTCTTTTAATTCTTCAATTGTCGGTTTTACAAATGATCTTGGTACAACTATCGTTACTGGAGTACCTATTCCGCGATCGAGATGATTTGTCTTTGCAACATATCCACCTTTTGTTCTTTCTATTTTTTGGCGAACCATATTTCCTTTATCGTCTTTAATGATTTTTCTTTTTGGCCTACGAAGACCAGTACCCGGTCTTTCCAAATCTTTAATAACTTTTTTCCATGACGCACCTGCTTCTGTTGCCAAGCAGTTGGCCTCTCTCTCATTAAAAGTATATTCCCCTTGCTTTGTAAGGCCCAAAAGAGAAATCTCAAACTTGTATACCGTAGGCGTGTATCTGTCTGACTGTATCGTGTTATGCCGTTTCCAATGCTTCACTGCTATTACATCAGAACTTGGAAACGGAAGTATAAACTCCCGATCGAACAAGCATTGCATATCATCTGCTGTTGCTTGGCAGTATCTAGCAACGCTTGTGGAATTGTCGATAAAACCATCATCGTCAGCGTTCATGCACAGGTGGAAATACAACCCCTGTGCAGACAATGGCATGTCCAAAAATGATGTAGATGTGATTACATCACGACTAAATGACCTTTTTCTAGCCATAATATCAGCCCCCTTATTTATAATCCGTATTTAGAATCTTATCTTCGCTATAAGATTCCAAAGAAATGTCCATAACCTCTTCTAATTTCTTTTGATAGAAGTCAACATTAAATTCTGTTGGTGCTTCATCCATTTTCATGGATTCTTTCGCTACGCACTTCATCAAAGTATTGATTCTCTTCTCTCCAAATCCAAAATATTCATGAAGTGCTAGAAATATAATGCAACTTGATGTTGACATTCCATTTGCCAACCCAAATTTATAATATTTCATAGCCATCTTGTCTAATGCCTTGCCGCCTACAGGATGAACCGTTGCTCTTGCAAGCCATTCATGTTCCAAACTGTTCAACTTCGTTTTTTTCTGCTCTCTCGATTCTCTTCGCATAGCTGCTCTTTTATTGTGTGCCATTATTTTTTCCTCCTAAGTTTCTTTCTTTTTACGCTTCTGACCGGATCGGTAATGTAACTAACCATCACATTATTCCGTACTTTTTCATTAAATATGCGATTCTTTTCTTGATTATACTCTGTTCGCTCTTTAATGTATTTTTCACAAGTGCCATGACAACCTACCTTTCTTCCAGTTTCAGAAGTGCAATATCTACAACATTCCATATTGTTTTCTCTCCGTTATCTGTTATCACTTGTATCATTAGTTCCAAATGCAATCTCATCCATATCCTCATAACCACCAACATCGTGAAATGGATATGCTTCTTCATATAGTTTTCTTTGTGCTTCTAATGCTCTTTTCGTAGCACAACCCTTTTTATTCTTCTCCATAGATTGTTCTACAAGCACATTTCTTTCTTCATCAGTCATTTTTAACATTACCTCTCTTCTCTCACAAATTCAACAATATAGTCATCGCCTGTAGCATGTTCTATCTGCACAATTTTAATATTACAGTCACCGTGTAATTTTTTAACCGGATCGTTTATATAGTCAGCACACCAAATTTCCATTTTGCTGTTTTTTTCAATCGCTACCATAAATATCACCCCTTTCAACTGCCTAATAAATATGCGCCAATACAAATAGCTAATATAAATACTTCAAGTCCTAAAGACCATTTAACTTTATCTTTAGTAGTAAGATCAACTACGAATGACCACCAACCTCCAAAGTTTATAGCAGTAAATACTATAAACGTACCCACAAGTTCTCTCAAATTAGTCAATCCTTTCTTATCTTAAACAAAAACGTTGCACTTTCTTCTTTAGAAGAATTTCTTAAAACTATAGGCGCAATGGTTTTGATCATGGCTAAATATGCTATATTACATGCAATTTGATCTTCAACCGGCCATTTTGTTGTATCAGATTCTTCTAATAATCTCATAATTTCCGCTACTTCATTTTGAGTCATAATCTCCCACCTTTCCATCAGTAACAATCTTATTCATCTTATCAACAAATTCTGGATGCGCTTTATCGTATTCAACAGTGTCATACTCCTTAAATCCAATAATCAGATCAGAATATGGTAAACTCTCAATCCATTTACAGAACTCACGCCATTCATCCAGCTTATGATTCTTACGTGATTTATAAATATTTGCCAGCACCTCGTAATTCATCATAACATTACGAGTCTGGTTATATGAGCTTGGGAGCATCTGAATCATCTGCCACCAGATTTTCTTGCTCTTGGGTTTAAATATTTGTCTTCTGCAATCTGAATATTCGATTATGCCGCCATCAATGTAAATATCCCTATAATGATTTAAACGAACTATGGTTTCATTCAAAAGATCATAATTATTCAAATCCAAATGCTCGCAAGAGAAATCATCTAGCGTAAACTCTTTTTCACCAATCTTATGCATAGTACTACAAGAGTTTGCAACAGTACCGACTTTATAAGCATCAAACTCTTTCAGCCAATACAACGGAGCAGTAATTCTCGCATACACTGGCATCATTCTCATATACTTTCTATGATCCGTGCCTGCTTCGGATAATCGTTGCATGAGAAAATGATCATCATGTCCTATACAATAACAGCCATCGAAATCTTTCTTACCGCAAGGTTTAATTCCAAAACCATATTTACGGTCCATCTTGCACATTTCTATGTTGTGTATCTCATTTAAAGCAAAAGAACAGTGCGCACATCCTATATGTTTATTTCCACCACAAAATCCACTGTCGCTTTTATCCCAAGAATTCATGGGGTTGCGCATTCCTTGTATAATAAACCCCATCTGTTCCGGACTCGCCAGAACTACGTGCTCTAATTTAATCATTATTTAGTACCTCCTAACCGTATTTCTTCTTTACATTGTGGACAGATTACATATTCATAATCTCCAAAAACTCCAAAATTGAAATATGTGTTATGCTCAATATCTTCTTTTTCATAATAAAATAAACAGCCACAATTCTTACATTGTTTTATCTTAATGGTTCCAGGTTCTATAATTCTAATCATTTCAGTTCCTCCTTATCTTCAAATTCCATAATGTTTCTAATTCTTTCATGTTCTCTCTCAACCCCGTCCTGAAAGCCACGATCATATGCGTGTCTGTACCGTTCTGACTGTTGCGTGGCTGTCTCCCATCGCCTATCAATACTAGGTCCAAACTCTTTAGACATTCTAATCAATTGAATAGCCTTAAAAAGTTCTTCTTTCTCAATAACAACTTGATACGTTGAATGTGCAAAGTCACTAAGAAACCGAAATATAAATTCGCTTTCTGTTTCTTGCACTTGACTAGCTATTTTTAAGATGGAAGTATTTATTTCATCTCCAAATTGGTTCATTCTATCACCTCCTCATGCATGCTCACGTTTACACGCAACCGATTTACATTACTACAGTTTATAGTTAAAACTTCACTGTCTAATAGTTGATCCGACATATAATGTGTTACATTTTCTAAAGCTGTTAATGGTAATATTATATGTGTTACTCCTAATTCGTTACACACTTCAACATCACATCCAGCAGATATATGCTTAATCAGTTCTTCTAAAGTCAACATTTCATCATCTCCTTTGCCGTTCCATTGATTCAAAAATACTTTTTATACTTACCGTCAATTCATTATCAGTGCATTCCGGGTACTGTCTTTGCAAATTGTATTCTGTCGTACCGTTTAATGCAGAATTTTGAAAGTTTCTAAACATATCCATCCTGCGAAGATATTGTCTTTCAGACTTAAACATTTTATTGCAAGTGCAGTCTGGCAACGGACATACAAAGCAGTTTGGGAAAACGCATTTTTTCGAATCTGCATCCTTACGTTTAATCACTTTTGATTTTCTACCATGGGTTTTATCTGGCATAAGTCATCACTCCTTTAGTATGATTTTATCAGCGGCAACTGCATAGCCATATTCCATGTTTGCTCCTGCGGATTCTTCCCATCCTTTCATAAGATAGATGTAATCGCATTTAGACAACAAGAGCATACACAACTCCATGTATTCATTGTGTGTAAACGCATCCTTTGGAATCATAGAACATATCTTTGCTGGGTTTATAACATCTACGTCCATAAGATCATTTATGCGTTTTTCTGCTTCTTGAAATCTTTCGATATAATCATCAGTACCAGTAATTTTTCCGCTGATATATACTCTCATTTTATTGTTCATTTTTTTCCTCTTCCTTTTCAAACGGTTTCCATTCGCTCGGTAGCTCGGCAAGTCTCCACACATTGGGTGTGTCGCCTACGCCGCAATAGGGAATACCATTCCCGCTGCAAGACAATTTACAATCTCTGCATGATGAACCACTGTTTACACATATTTCCCTTATCATTTTTAAGGCATCATAGATTTCCTCGTCACTATAAGTTTTCTTATTACTTTCCATTTTTTCTCTCCTTTCATACTTCGCTGATATCCACTTTTGCAAAACGGCATTCTTTTCCTTTAGTTTTCGCACGACATATCATAGAAGAAATTGTATTCGAGTCTACCCCGACTACTGCCGACAGCTCTTTAGGACTGTCAGCAATGAAAATCGGCAATTTATACTTATCTTTTGAATAAGCTACATACACATACTTTTTCACAATTCTTTCACCTCTTGCCTAAACTCAAATAACACATTATCCCACAATCCGGGAAAATCTCCGTATTCATGTTTCCTCTGTTTGGGTCTAATTCATCTAAAAACACAGGCTTTCCGTAATTATCCTTAAGCATCGAGTATCAAACATCTCTTTCCAACTTTGCCCGATTCTCAAACACTTCCGGAAAGTCTTTTCTGATGTTGTTCCAGTAACCCATTCCACCTTTGACACATCCTATGCAGTTGTTGTTTGGATAACCAAGTTCGTACATTTTCGGTCTTGCAAAATCAAAGGTTCTATCAAACAGTCCATGTACTTCCTCTTTGGACAATCCTTTGTCAATAAGTGGAAACTCATGGTTAGCCTGTTGGTTTGCATCAACTGTTCTTTCTGCCCGGCTCTTCTCTTTTAGATCGAAACCCCATACATATGTAAGTTCATAATCTTTGTGCTGCTCTTCCCACTCTTTACGTACTCTCTTTTTCAGCCAGTTTGTGCATGGAGCGAATCCATTAGCAGGATTTCTAAACCCACCGAACACTCTGACGCACTCTTCTACACTTCTGTACTCTTTTGATCGTAGTACCTCAATCTCTTTCCCGATTGCTTTTTCACAATCTTTGATAAATCTGATACTGTCTGTATGTTGGTCTTGTATATAAATGTAGATCCATTTATCTACATCTCCTGCAAGATAACCTGCCATAGATATTCCTGCACTTACCCAACATACTTTTAATTTTTTTGTCATAATTTCTCCTATAAATTATCAAATTCGTTTTGTAAAGATTCTCTCTTTTTCTTTATCCAATCATTAAATTCTTTCTTTAATTCTTCTGAAGCATAAGAAGAAATTTTACAGTTAGTTAAAGCTCTTAAATCTTGCATGATTTTTCCAGCTTTTTGATAATTCTGCTGTGTCATGCTAATTCACCTCACTTTTATTGATATATCTGCTATTAGACAGCTCCATTTCAGTAATTCTTTTATTCATTACTTTTTTAAGCTATTAAGCATTTCATATCCTGCAACCATTCCAACGTACATTGATAACAGTTTTTATTCATTTCTCCGTTGCATCCGCAACTCTTATTAAATTCCTCATCATACTCTGCCAGGCACATAATAAATATTGCTAAATCCTTGTCCGACATTTGCCGTATTCTATCAGCATTAGTCACGCTTTCCACCTACCTTACTCATTTTAATGCTTTCCATATTGTTATCTCTGGTTCATTGATGCGCCACATATTGGGTGACGCACTTGTCACTCCACACCTCGCAGGTTCATTGCGTAATGGGCAATTTTCACAACGTTTATGTGTTCTACAACAATCTTGTAAAGTTTTTAATGCACCTACAATTTCTTCTCTACTCATTCTTTCCACCTGCCTTTACTATGTCTATTGCTCTGCTTAGTCCAGCATTATATCCCTGATGTACATCTGATAATACAGTCTCACAATCTATGAATTTATCTTTTCTTAATTGTTCCACAACCTTATCAACATCATAGACTGTAGGTTGTTCATTGATTAAACACATGGCGTTTTTAATATGTATTGTTCCCGAAAACGAATGGGCATCTAGTTCTCTTAATAATCCCAACACCTTATCTGCATCAATCGGTCTCATTTTCATCACTCCAATCTAACTTTTGACCGCAATTGTCACAATATTTGACAGGTATTTTACCATCGTTAAGCATTGTAGTTATTTGTGGTTCATAGCCTATAAAATTGCCGCAAGCGCAATAATAATCTTCATAATCATTCCCCATGCGACTTCTCTGACATCGTATAGGTTTCTTTGGAATCTGCTTTTCCAGTGCCAGTATTGCTATTTTGGTACTCTCAATTCGTTCACCGTTGTTGCCTTGTTTATAACACAAATCGCAATCATCACACTTATTGCTATAACAATTTTCATAAATTCCTTTGACTTGCATTTGTTGGCAAACATAATACGCCTTTAACATTTCTGCTGCTTCAATCTCTGTCATCTTTTTCTCTGTCATCTTTTTTCTCCTCTCAACACTGCCAAACATACCACAACTGCGATTATGTTTAGAGCTATATTTCCATAGTTGCCACGACTGTAATTGATTGCTGCGCACAATGTATTCAGCACACTTAAAAAAATAAATAATTGTCTTTCCATCATTGTTATCCCTCACTTTCTTCTACGTAATTGTCCCAAGCTTCATCAAGCACCTCGGCTCCATCATCGTCATCCGTAACAAAAATTGTGTACTCGCCAACCTTAACCGAAGCAAGACCTGCGTTGCTATCTTTAAGCATTTTAATTAATGTATCAATTAACTCACTCATCTTTATCCCTCACTTTCTAATAACTCTGGGTTGTCAAATATGTTGCCAACAACCTCTGCATTAACCATGTTTATCCAATATCCTAAGTCTTTGCGATAATTACTGCTCTCTGACCAATCCACATAAAATCCTATGTGCTCTGCTTTTTGACTATCAAAGCAGTTTTGATATGCTCCATATCTGATTTGTGCATATAGATCCCTAAAATGATATTTAATAACATCATTCTCCCAGATCAGATTGCCATTCTTATCTTTTAATCCTGCGCATAGGCAGATGGTTGATGGGTCTACTTCAATCATATTAGGTACATCATTTGTCATTCCCCATAGAATGTATCTTTTATCCCAAATACCATATAAATAACCTTGTACCCACTCTCCATTATCAACTCTCTTTGCCTTACATAAATATCTGTATTCCATACTCTCTCCTATTCTGCTTTTTGTCCTAGCCATTCTTTCCACATTACTGTAATCTTGTGAGTTGCTTTTTCAACGCATCAATTGCCAAATCAATAGCCTCATAAGCGTCTGCTGAAAAGCTCTTATTTTCAACATCATCCCACATAACAAAGCGTTTTAGTTCTTCTAGGCTATGTATTGCTTTTTCAGTAGACACATTTCTTTGAAACTCAATAAAGTTTTTAATTATTCTTGCACTGTTATTCATCTTCTCCACCCCTCCTATTCCGCTTCTGATTGAAGCCACTTTAATACTACTTCTTTGTATTTCTTATTGCAGTTAAAAGCACAACCTAGTTCAAAGCTATCACAATAATGCTCACAAGCAAAATTCAAGTCATCTGTAATAAATCCAGCTAACTCTGCATCCGACATATTTCTTATCCTGTCAGCATTGGTCTTTGGCTTGCTTTCTGTTATAAACTTGTGTATCAAAGGATAATCTTTATCCATAATTGATAAATGCTCTTTGCTATCACCTTTTTGATAGATAATTACTGTATCTTTATCTTTTTTTGCTCTTAAAATTTCATATGGATTTTTAGATGTTGGTAAAATCATATATCCCTGTTTTTCAAGCCATTTTTCTAAATCTTTTAATTTGTTTATATGTAACAATGCTCTATTTGCCATTTTTCCACCTCTCAATTCTTTCAGTTTTGCTTCTGTCTCTGATTTCCCCAATTCTATTCCGGCAAGGCAACCACTAGCGTATGTGTACTCGTAGCATCTATCTATTGCCCTGTAAAATTCTTCGCAGAATAATTCCGTCATCGGGCATTCAGAACACTTTGATTCTGTATGATGACAGGATGCAAATGTATGCTCACACTTTTTTATATGCTGATTCTGCTTATCCACATAGAAAGAAAAAGATCGGCATCGCTTCAGCATACTCCAATACCATTTTAGCTCTTCAAGCCACTCTACAATCTGTTCGTGTTCCTTGTTGTGTTTTTTGGCAAGATCAGGATTATTTGAAAATATGACATTGCCTTTTGTTGCCGTAGCTTTATGTCGTTTTATCGCTTCGTCAATATTCATTTTCCTACTCCTTTCTCGGCTTTTCATACCGTTCAAATTCAATCACCCATACGTAAGGGTTTGCATCCCAACCGTAACGATCGAGGTCAGTTTTCTTTATGGTGCTGTTCCATAACACTTTTCCAAACAATTCCCCTGCACCCATATCACAATATTTAATTTTGCTTGTACACGGTCCATCTATATCACAATAGTTTTCACCTGTCAGATGTAAGCATGGTGGCGTAAATAAAAAGCCTTCTTCTTCTGTCTGATCTTCCGTTATCTCCTGCAACCGCTCCACTCTTACATCAGTTACTTTTAACCAGATTCGAGCGGCTTCTTTTGGCATATGGATGGACGGGTGCCACGGTTCATTTGCATCTTCCGAATTTGCAATGCTCGCCTTATATCCATAAAATTCTGCTAAGTGGCAAAATTCACCATTACCTACTCGTTTGGTGTATTTATGCCATGTTTCACGGACATAAAGAATATCCCCCGGTTGATATAGTGCTTTTCTGATACACGGCTCATTTTTGCCGTTATACAGCATCAGTCCATCCTTAATATATCCAGTCCACTGTGGATTTTTCCCAGGAAGAAATTTTACTAATCGTCGTGTACAAGTCTTTCTTCCAGCCAAAAGTGCTTGTACCATTTCCGTTTTAAATAATATTGGTAATGTTCTCATTTTCCTACTTCTCTCCATACAGGGTAATAATACCAATTCTGTGTTACGATCCACCATCCTGTACTCCACGTATTAGTTAGTGGATCATATACTCTGCTTCCTTTAATCATTTCCAAAACTCCTATCAGTCATAATTTCTGCAAATCTTTTAGCAAGAATCTCTTTAATGTTTTTGTCTGCGAAAGATTCAATGGCTTTTTCCGTTCTGTCTCTCACAAACTGCTCAAAAGAAACACCCTGTATCTGTCTGTCACTACTCCAGCTTGAAGCAGATACAAGTCTTTCAATTCTTCTGTCAAATATTTTTGCGATTTCTTCATCAAGATTTTTATAGATAACATTTTCTGCATATTTATCAATAGCAATCTTGACCTTTTCCTCTAGCTCTTCGCTAGTAAGCGATACATTCAAAATAAGTTTAGGTTCTGATTTCTTCATTCTACGTTCTCCTCACTTTCCGCAAGTTTTGCATATTTCCATTCAATCAATGAAGAATATTGGTCAACTGACCAAGATGTCATCCCATTTTCAAACGCAAATACCCTTCCATCTCTATACTTTGCAAAATATGCTTTATGCCAATAATCGGTAAGATGATCGCATACAAGTATTGGGGTATCTACAGGCACTTTCAACCAATCAACTTTAGGTTCAACATATTCTTCGTTATACCATTTTTTCCTTAGTTTAGCACAATGTGCTGGATCATCATAAAATTTGCACCACGCACAACCACCCCTCGAACTGCAAGCAAACAATTCACCAGTTTCATTATCAATTCCTATATGCGCATCAGATATTACAAGTTCTAATATCTCCCCTCTATACTTTTCTTTATTGGTCATTTTTCTTCCTCCTTTTATTTTCTTTTAACCTCACATATTTCCATTTAGTTACCCTGCAAGTTGTCCAAGATGTAGCACCAGCATCCCAGGCAAACACGTTATCGTATATAAATTTTGCAAAATGTCTATTGTGCCAATTTAATCCATCATTTGATACCAATATTTTTGTGTCGACTGGTACTTTCGACCAATCAACCTTTGTCTCTTCTTTAATTTTTAACGTGTAAATAGTTTCGCAAATCATTGCAACCATATCGCACTTGTCCGCAACTATGTCACGTTGGTGTCTTAATTCTTCAAGATCTTTAACAAGTTTCTTGTATTTCTTGTTTGTTAAAATCTTCATTAAAATCACTCCTTATTGATCCAACGACCAGATTTCTTTATTTTTCTTGCCGTTAAACAGCAAATCGCAGAATATATGAAACGTGATGTTGGATAATCGATATTCAGCCTATCCTTTAGGTATTTAACTAATTCCGGATAGTACAGCCATGCTTTTATAAACTGCTTAATCATAAATATCACTCTGAATCACCTACTTTCTTACAATCATATCTGCCTTGATAAGATCATAAACAATATCAAGACACGTTCTGTGATCTTTATACCTGCAATTTGCATTTTTGTGTATTCTCGGATCATCAGATTCCCACATTTGAACATCAAAAAACGTATCGCTCACAAATATAAATTTTTTACCTCTTGCTACGCAAAGATAATAACATCCACATTTACCGTAATCACCTTTACACTTCTTGAAACCAAATTTTTCAAATTCTTTGGCTTTGACTTTTGGAACTAGCATCTCTAACACTCTCCTTATCATTGACAATGTTAATTTTCCGACCACAAGCATTGCAATAAACATCATATCCTGCTGAATAATTAAGTCTTATCCTCCCACATCCTGTGTTATAAATTGGCATTCCTTGCGGAATGTCAACAATTCTCCATTCGCACGTCTTTTTTACGCCCATTAATCGCCACCTGCTTTCAATAAATCCATGAATTTATCGTATTGCTTTTGTGAAACCTTGTTATTCTTCTTATCATCTCTGATTTCAATTTTAAGGTGCTTTTCGGCAATACTGGATAATTCCCTTGCCAAGTTCTTTTTCCCTTGCTTAACGCCATCTCTATAGCCCTTTGGTGGCTTTCTTTCTCCAATCTGTCCACTAGACCGGTCAGAGCCTTGACCGCCAACGCTGACATTTCGCAGTTGGTAACCGTCATCTGCATATTTCTTAATGTAGTATTTTTCCATCTCATCTAGCCGATTTTGTGAAAAATTCTCAAAATTCACGACCCAACCATACGGATTTTCCTGCGACCATAGTTTATGCTTTTTGAGAGACAAATCTATGTGTTGCTTATACCCCGACAAATGCGATGCAAGTCGTTGTAACAAATTCTTTGCCTGTCCAACATACGCATACTTGAATCCGTTTTCATCAATCCTTGTCAAGAAGTAAATTCCACTTCTTTCGTTAAGCCGTGGATTCAGTTTCAACAGGAGTTCTTTGTTCTTCTTTTCTATTGCCATTGCCTGTGCAAAACTTCTTTTATTCATTCCTCTTCATCATCCTCCCAGTAGAATCCGCATCCGCAGTTCATGCAAAAATTAGGTTTAATGCTCTCAAGATGTTCAAATTCCTTTCCGCATCTTGGGCATTTGTAAGTTACAATATCTTCCGTATTCTCTGCTTTCAATTCTTCATCTTTCATTTCAATACCTCTCTTTCAACTCGTCTGCTATTTTGTTTACCGTACCCTCTAGTTCATCAACAAGTTTTTGATATGGTTTGCACGTGTTGTACGCCCTGCTATCAAATATCTCATCAGAATTAAACCACTCAAACAGTTTGTCTCTAAACATTTCAACAATCGTTTCTGCTTCGCTCAAAATATCTCCCTTCTAAAAAGGACAATTGTTATTTCTTAATCTCCATTTTTTCCCTGCCTCTGCAACGTCTACATTTGCTGTTTTAACGCATTTCTCCATTCTTGCAATGAAGTTGTCACTATCTCCATTACTCTTGCTCAAATGGCACATTATGACGCTTCTAAGGCATTTAGAATCCGTCACACTTACAAATCTGCAAGCTGTTTCTATTGACATATGACCTCTATATATATGGCTTCGTTTGGCGTCGTTTTCATCAACAATTTCTTTGTCATAATTTACGCCAAGTAAAATATGATTTATTCCCTTGAATCTCCACTTTACATACTGAGTATCCGTTATATAAAGCATTTTCCCCATCTCTTCATGCTCTATCATATATCCGTAGCATGGGCATTCTGTTCCGTCTGAATCTGTATGGCAAAAACTGCCATTGTTATTATCCAGTGGAAAAGATGATACAGAAAAACCTCCCCAATAATTTTTTTTAAGTGTTTTTGGATTTTCTATATCGTAGGGCATATAAACATATGCCCCAATCCTCTCTAAGTCATCAACGCATCTTGCGTGATCCTTATGATGATGTGTTATCAAGCAGCCTCTTAAGGTTTTAATGTCAAAATCAATAGCCTGCTTTAATCTGGATATTGAAATTCCTGCATCCAATACAAGCCTTTCACCAGTGTCAGCTTGTAAAATGTAACAATTACCACTGCTTCCTGTTTCTATGCATTCTAGAATCACGCCTGTCGCTCCTTTCCCTGTTTGAATACTCCGAATTTTTAGGGAATACATAATAGGCGTAATTATCAAAATAACACTTTCTCAATGAATTAAGCACTTTGGAAGCATCCTCTGCTGTATTATAGTTCCCCATAACATGACTTTCGCTTGTTTCCGTCATGTATTGTGATGCTAAAATCTGAAACTTTCCGCTTATATTTGACTCTCTAATTGATAAAAAGCACTTGTCATATGGAGCGTCATAATCGCATTCACTAGATATGATTCTCATTTTTATCTTCTCCTTTTTCGTTTTCGCTTTTTTTGTCTTTGTATGATTTTTTTCCTGCTTTATACGCAGCCTTAACCATCCTTTCTCCTGCTTCTCCAGTCTTGGACCCTAGCGTTTCAAACAAACTATCTGTCAAAGCTGCATATTCAGTTAGTACATCTTCTCCGGTGCCGCAAACATTTACATTTCCATTCTTTACAATAATCATAGTTAAATCTCCTCTCTTCTATTCAATGTCTGTTGCTTCTCCGTCAATTACATCTTCATCAAAATCAACGGAGTTTTCATTTTCTTCAATTTCATTTTCTGCAATTTTTTCTATGTCTGTTTCAATTGCAACATCTTCAACAAAAATCTTTCTTTGATCCGGGTTCTCAAAATTCAAATCAATGGTTTTGCACAGTCTATGTAAAACTGTCTTTTTATACATCTCCCCGGTATAATCCGTCCATGCAGAACCGTTTTTCATTTTGCTGTGCTGTCTGGTGTTCTCTAATTCTTTCTTGCTCATTTCGTCATATTTCATTGTGCCATCTTCAAATATGACAACCGCAAATGCACCTTTTATCTCTCCGTCATTAAATGGCAACGGCTTATAATTTACCGTTTGATTTCCGCCAACAACCGCAACTTCATATTCGTCCCCATCTCTTACTAATTTTGCATAAATATCTTTGATTGGTCTGGTCGAATATTGCTTTGCTAGTTTGATTGCTCCACGATAATCTGTTTGGTATTGCAATTGGTCTTTGTATGGGATCAAATATGCCTCTTTGTTCATAAAGTCCAGTCCCAATGTTGCACCTTTCATCAAGCCTATCATAATTTCAGACTGCTTGTATTTCATAAGGTTTGGATTGTCATGCAGTAATGCTAATGTATTTTGCACAAACCTCTCTCTGTTGAAATTCTTTGGCAGTGCCATTTTGTTTTCTTCCAACTTCTCCGCAAGAGCAACATCAAATGTTCTTACAGATTCTTTTTTCTCCGCAACTACTGTTTCATTAGTCATTTTCTTTAACCTCCTTAAATTCTCCATCAATCAGCTTGTAAAATGTATCTTCTTTGATTTTTTCTCCGTCTACATACTCTGTTTTTACACATTTTGGTTTCCAAATGGTTTTATCATCATCATTTACTCTTACCCATTCGGCAAGAGTGATCCAACTTCCAATTTTTGCTTTTGCCATCGAGTCAAAACCTGCCGCCATAACCACGGAGTTCTTACCTTCTGATGTGATCTGTGCGTAATCTCCACTGCTGCCGATCTTTGCGGAATATCCACTGCTGCCGATCTGTGCGTAATTTCCACTGCTGCCGATCTGTGCGGAATCTCCACTGCTGC